ATAGTTCTTGCCTTTCTCTTGTGGGGTGAATGTCCACGCTTCGGTGGATTTGCCTGTGCGGTTATTCTGTCCAGGGTTGATTTTACCAGAATGTAACGCCCAGAAAAACCAGCGTCTTTGTTTGTCGGTAAAGAATGAAAACCCATAGGCGGATTTTCTAGTCACAAACTTATACGGCTCGGGGTGTCTTAGCCCGCTCTGCGAGTCACCTACCAGCCATTCACTAATGGCTTTCAATGCAACAAAGGTAACGCCGCGAGGGAGGGAGGCTAGATATTTCTTTACCTTTTCAAGGTTGCGAATCTTGAATGATATGTTCATTTTACAATTGCCTTGATTCTGTTATATGCGTTTCGGCTTCTCTTCTTGTCTGTCGCCCTACGCTCACAGTCGCAACGCCAGCCGCCACAGGTCAGGTAATCGTTAGGGGGATTCTTTGGGTAGACGTTTAGTTCATTCCACTCACTCGCAAAGGCTACAATCCCATTCAACGCGGCACATTCTGGGCAATGTTGTTCAGTGGTTCCTAAAATCCACTCTTCGCGCCCGCCATTATTCAGCGTTATCAGGCTTGTTGCGTTTTCGTAAGCTGTATTCCATTGTCCCGCCCACAACTCAGCGCGAGATAACAGCGGGTCAACGGGGGCTTCCCTAATCCTTGCGTCTATGATGTCATTATAGTATTGGTATGAAAAGCTGGAATTCGTCTGCTCGGCTATCATATCGAGCAGGGATTCTTCGAGGTAATCAGGCAGGGCGGCGGTAGTATTATCTTCGTCCATCCCCTCATTTATCCACGCTGTATTATAGGCGTTTCGTAACTGCCCGCCGATAATGGATGTCATGCGGTCGGTAAACTCTACTGTTCCGACCTTGCCTTTATAGGTGTTTTTTACCAGAGTTTGAATCTTTGACAGCATATCTTCATAAGACTTGAAAGCATCAAAGGCAATTGACCCAAAGTAAAGTACCCGCGCCTTTCCCGTCAAGAATGGGACAACTTGCGGCACAAGTTTTACGGCCTCACGGATAAACTTTAGAATAATCACCTAACCGCCTTATTGATTGCCTCGGCTAACATCCGTATGCTTTCCGCGCCTTCCTGTATAGATGGTTTCATTTTGGAGTAATCCATCGAAAACAATCCCCGAACATCTAGCTCAGTTTTACAGGCGGGTAATCCCTTCTCGATTCTCTCACGTACTGGATAGGGAATAACGTCACTGTCAAACGGGACAGCCTGCCCGATACGCTTCATCGCCTTACGTTGCCAGCGGGCTAAATCCGCTTTCATCGGCTCTTGTGCGTCGGCTTCGTTCGGTTGCGTGTCTGGTTGTTCCTGCATAGGGGTCACAGGTTGTACGTTGTTCAAAGGATTAGGTGTCGGCGCGG